ATTTTCTAATAAATTAAAAATAGATGCCATTACTTTATAATCTGTTATTTTAGCTTTAAAAAAATCGTTTACATTATATGTATCTTTAATTTCTTTAATTAAATTGTATTTTTCTCTTCTTAACTGACTTTTATTTAATTTTCCGTGTACTTCTAACAATGTATTAATTAACATTGTAGCTTGGGCGTCTTTATTATACTTTTGTGTAGCTAAAGTATGGTAAATTTTATATTCTTTTAATAATTCTGTTTTCTTATTAAAATGTTTTTTTAAAAAAGACAATGCTTTAGGCTGAGTCCCGGCAATAGTGTCGGAAGTCAACTGCCTAGTAAGGAGTTCAAATAAAATTCCAGTATTCTTGTACTTAGAATGTTTCACTTTCATGTTTTATAAATTCGAATTTATCGTATATAAATATAGCCCTATTCCTGAGACTTAATATTTTTTTCACTTAAAAGACCACTTTCGTTTTCTTCTTTTAAAATTTGTTTTTTATTTAAAGCTTTTTGAAGAGATTTTTTAAGATTTTTAACTTCAAATGTAGAAACTCTATTACCATCTGATGGTTTTTCTACTCTATCTGGTGTTAATCCCCCCTTACCTAAAGGATCTCTACTTAAATTACTCTGGTCTGAACCATATTTTTGAGGTTTTTCAACTGGACGTCCAGGTTCTTTTTCATCATATCCCGTTGGGATTTGTGCAGGTCCTACTGCTTTATCTCGTTTATTACCGTATAATGAAGCTAAATCATGGGGCGTGCCATATGACATACCTGATTCAGATGGGTCATTTCCCTCATTTTCAAGTTGATTAATTCTAAAGGTATCCATTGCATCTGCCATCATTGTGTCTTTTTGTTCATTATATTGGTCAGGTGATAATCCAAATACATTTTCATAAACCCAATCTTTACTAAATAGTTTACCATCTAACATTTCTTTAGCTACTGTGGTTTTAGCAGTGTATAATTCAATTTTTTCTTGTTCATATATAATTGAGGGTACAGTTAATTCTAGTTTAAAATCAACTAAATCTTTATCTTCAAAACCTTGTGAATATAAATGTACTAATGCTATTTTAGTTAATTCTGATTCTACAATTCTCTGAATGCGTTCAACTGTACGAGCAAATCTAATGTCCATACTTGCTAATGTTGATTTTCCTTCTACTCCTTCCTCATAACCTAAAAATGGTTTTGGGATTTTTAAAGCAGCCATCATTTTATGTTTTAGGTATTCAATATCGTTTGTACCATCATAATCTAATCCCTTAGTACTTTCAATTCTTGTTGAATTATCATTACCTCTTACTGGAATATAAAAATCCTCAGTAATGTTTTGCATATTATATTTTAAATTATAATCACCAGTTTCTTGGTCAATATAAGGTGTTTTTTTCATTTTAGCTATTGTTTCACCCATAAATTGTTCTACTTGTTCAGGGGGTATAGCTCCTACATTAATATAAAATGTTCTTTTTTCAGGTGCTCTCATAATTCTATGAATTAACATAGCATCCTCCATTAACATTAATTGTTTAAATACTTTTCTAGATGGTTCTAAATAAGATCTACCATAAGGAAGGTAATTAGAATCTGTAAGTAATCTAAAGTGTGCAACTTCATAATTTTCTAATGTAAATTGGTCCCGTCTAATTGTATTAGTTGCACCACTAGCTAAACCATTAGGATCCATTGTAAAACGAGTGTAAGACGGATTTTCAGGATCTGTTCCTTCTTCTCTTACTACTTCATATACGGATAAAGGTATAACATTATAAACACCATATTTTTCACTTACTTCCATTTTTAAATAAAAATCTCCATATTTACACATATTTCTAATCCATGTAGATAAATTAAATTCTACATTTAAAACATCATAAAATAAATTTTCAAGTACTTTTCTTACATTTTCATCTGAAGAATTAATATTTAAAACATCTCCATACTCATTTCTTGCTGTAGTTTCATCAGATATAATATCAAGAGCAGCTGCAATAATGGGATCATGATCCATTGCTTCATAATCACTATAAAGCTGCAGTCGCATTGACTGGTAGTTTAATGTTGGGTTATATTGTAATGATGATCCTACAGGTTTATGTAAACGTGTAAATCTGTCATAGAGTGAATTTGTAGCTAGGTTTCCATATTTTTGGATCCTACCTGTATCCATTACTTTTAATTGTTTTCCTCCAACGTTTCTTATTATTACGTCACTTGAAAATAATCGTTGTAATCTTGTAAATAAACTAGTATCTGCCATTCTTTTGTGTTTGTTATAAATATATTAATCGTCAAGGAGCCAAGTTAAATCTTGCTGTCCTCGGTCTCCTAAGTCTTGTGTCCAACCTGCTTCTTTTTTATTTACTCCACCTGTGTAAATGCCAGTTGAACTTTTTGACCAATTACTTAAGGTTGCTCTTGTTATGTCAATTCCTTGTTGTGCAAATTTTAATGCTGTGTCTCTTACATAACATGCTGTGGCTAAAGACATTACTAAATCATCATTGTATCCCCCTTGTGCTTCTGCTCTTCCGTTTTTCCAAATAAAAGTACGCATTTCTTCTAACGTTCTTTTTCCTTGAATTGTAATTGATTTTTCTCTTAAATAAGCGTCTAATTTTCCTATTGTTAGGGGTCTTGTTTTCATTGACATTGTAAAACCAGGAACCATTTTTGTTGTATCTGTTATATCATATCCTTTAGCTAAGAAAGAATCTGCGTTTGTCGCAGCGTCTCCTTTAGGTGAATAATATAAATTTTGATAGCCTTTATCAATTACTACTTGAATTGTATTCCACCCTATGTTAGCATTTTCAACTACAAGTAATGCATTATTATATTCAGTAGCAATAGATACTAACATATGCCCGAATTCCTTAGTACCAATTTGACCTTTAAATTCACCAATTTGTTTACATTCTTCAATGTCTATAATATGAAAGGCAGAATAATCTTTACTGTCACCTCTAGCAACGTCTGCAGTTATCATATAATTTCTTGTATAATCTGGATATTCCCAAATATGTAATCCTCCTTCTATGCCTCTCCTTTCTAAAGGATCACATATATTTGTTTCTTCAATAAATTTCATTATTTCTGATTCAAACACAGTATTACCAGAAGTTGTAAAATCACAATCACATTCTTGTGCTGCCATTCTTAAACCTAACTCATCATCTTGTTTGTCTCTCCATTCTTGGTTTCTTTCTGGATGTACTGACCAGTGTAATTTAATAGGAATAAAACCATTTACTCCCTCCTCGGCTTTTGTCCACATTTTATGAAAAAAGTTACCTGTACCATTTGGTGTAGATAAAACAATTGCTTTACCCCCCGTTGATAATGTTTGTTGTGATGAACCCCAAATTTCATCTATTTTATTTGTTTCAATAAAAGCTGCCTCATCAATAATCAATAAAGAAATTGCTTCCGATCTACCAGCATCACCTGCCGCGGATACTGCTTTAATTTGTGATCCATTTTTAAGTCGTAATGCTAATTTATTATTTTCAACAAAACCAATTTGTAACCATGAAGGTAAATTATCATACATAAATTTAACCTTTGTAACTAGATTTTTAGCTGTGTCTTGTTTAGTTGCTACTACAAGTATTGCTTTATCTTTTTGAAACAACATCATCCATAATGAAATACCTGCAGATAAAGTTGAAATACCTAACTGTCTAGATTTAAGAATAATACTTCTGTCGTTCTTTTGAAGTAATTTTAATGTACCTTCTTGAAATGGATATAAATTAAATTGAACACGTCCTCTTGTAGGATGTTGAATCCAACAATACTTCTTCATAAAATAAACAGGATCTTTAGCACACTTAATGTACTCCTGTTTTATGATTTGTTTTATGTTAGGTTGTGCCATATATTATACATATTGAGATATAGTATTTTTTACTTGTTCTATACGTTCTTTAACTGTGCCATTAATAGTAGTAATTTTTTTACCCCCATACATTTGTATTTGTGATTTAATTTCTTTATCAATAGCTATTCTATATTCTGCATTTGTCTCCCTAATACCATTATCTTCTATTTCTACACCTTTAGGACTAATATAAAATAAAATATCATATT